TGTCAAATGGCAGAAAAAGAAGATGGAACTCCAGCTTTTGATATGTCAGATGCACCAATGTTGCAAAGACAACTTCCAGAGAAAGTTTTAAATGATCTTGAGCTTTTTCTTAATGATATAAAGCTTGATATTGATACAGCAAAAAAAGAATAAAAGGGGATAACTGGCTTAGATTTGAGTTTTTCCTAGCAACAGAACTTGGTAAAACAGTGCAAGAACTCAGAATGAATATGACTGAGGCAGAGCTTATATATTGGGCTGGATATTATGAAATAAAGCATGACGAAGAAAAAAAGGCGTTGCAACGACAAAAACGCAATTCAAGGTAATATAGAGTAAAGGTTTTTTTTATTTGTGGCAGAAGCAGTCGTTAGGTTAAAAGTTGATGCGACAAATGCCAAGAAAGCTCTGGCTGGTGTTCAAGCAAGGACAGAAAAACTACAGGGAGCCTTTGGGGGTCTTAGAACAGCTATTGCTGGTATTGGTATTGGTCTATTAGCTAAACAGGCAGTTCAAGTATCATCTAATTTTGACAAGCTGAATGTCAGATTAGGCTTGTTAACCAAACAAAGTGGAACATTTGCAAAGTCACAGCAAATAGCCGCAGATGCACAGAAAGCATTTGGTTTAAGTGCAACTGAAGCACTTGAGGGAATTACAGATATAACGGCAAGATTAGCTCCTTTAGGTGTTGGGGTTGAAGATATTAAAAGTACATTTTTTGGATTTAATACAGCGGCAAAATTAGCTGGTGCTTCAACTATAGAAGCATCAAACGCATTTAGGCAGTTAGCACAGGCTCTTGGCTCAGGAAGGCTTGCTGGTGATGAATTTAGAAGTATCTCTGAACAAATCCCGACACTGTTGCAGCCTATAGCAGATGAATTAAATGTCCCTATCGGAAAACTTAAAGAATTAGCTGCTGAGGGTAAGTTGACAAGTGAAGTAGTTTTAAGGGCTTTAAGAACTATAGAAACTGAGGGGGCGGCTTCATTAAAAGAATTAGTAGCAAATGATCCTACTCAAATATTTAAAAACTTTAGTAATGCAACAGAGGATTTATCAAAAGCCATAGGTAAAGAATTAAGGCCAGCAGTCGAAGGTGCGACTAAGCTATTAACTGAATTTATTACAAAATTAACAACATTTATTGAATCTGATGCTGGTAGGGCAGCTTTATTGTTAACTGCTATAGCTGCAAGTATAAAAGCTATTGCTGTCGCTGCTCCATTAGCAGGGGCGGCTCTTGCCGCTTTGACTATAAAAGTAGGAGCTTTAAAAATTGCTGTACTTGGTTTATCTGGTGCGATAGCTGCCACTGGAATAGGTGCTTTTGTTATAGCTCTTGGTGCTTTAACAACACAGATAATTAAAACAAGAAGAGAACAAAAAGAATTAAATGATGCAATAGTCAAAGGCTCTGGAGAGGAAGTAGCAAAAGCTTTAGAAAAACAAAAAGATATTTTAGGGGATATAAATGAAAGATTAATCAATGCAAATGGTAGAACTAAAAAAAATCTTGAGGAAAAGAAAAAAGAAGTTGAACTAGACATAAAAATGCTCGAAGGTAGAAATAAAAC